AGTACGAGGATCTCTAATTCCTGTTACCCATAATTGATACATATTTTTAATAGCGTTACCTGAGTACTCTTGGTGAGTTACTTGGAAACGGTTATTATTTTTAGTGATACTTGCTGCAGTCTGATAAGCATTCTCGTTAAACGTATGAATGTAATCATTCACAGTAAGTTCCATATCTTCTAATCCTTGGAAACCTTTAAAGTTCTTCTGAGTCATTGCTCTGAATCCAGGGAATTCTTCTTCTACCCATCTAGGTACTTTTGTCCAGATAATAAATGAATAACCTGAAACAAATGGGTCAAACTCTAGTGTTTGAAGGTCCATATGGCCTGTATAGAAAGACTTATTTTGAGCAATATTATTATCGAATACTCTTAGGTCTTGACCTGGTCTGATCATTCGAAAATCAATTCCTTTCGCTTAATTTATCAATATATATATATATATATAAACGTTCTTTTATATTATATATGAATATATAATAATTATAATATCAGTCATACCTTTCATACGGTATGACTGATCTTTAATTTATATTATTTCTGTACATCAATTTCAATGAAGATACGTTCGATAACGTTATTGAATTTAACAGAAACTCTTACACGTACAATTCTACGTTGTTTATCATATTCTGTAGCACTTACGTCAGCAGAGATAGATTCACAACTACGGTTACTTACATATTTCTCTAAGTAACTGTTTAATTCTGTGTACATGATATTTCTAGTTTCATCATCGTTAATTTCAAACTGATAGTGAGATACTAATTCTTCTACATCACGCTTAATGCGGATTAAAGTAAACATATTGTTTAAGTTAGATAATGGTCCGTCAGAAGCAATAGAAGTTAATTGAGAACCAATCTTAGTCTTATCTGTTTCATCTTCAATATAGTTAACTTTACTAGCATATAATTTCTCTTTATATGCCGGAGAAGGAGTCCAGCTAACAGCTTTATGTCCACTGATTAATCCTCTACGTGGTCCAGCAAGAGGGAAGTGTAATCCTTTCTCAATTGCTTGAGTAGGGATCTTACTAGCTAATACGTATGTCGGAGTTACTCTGATATCTCTACCATTGAATTCATCGAAGTATACTAAATCTTGAGAGAAGATAGAAGTATATTCAGATGAGTTAGAGAACTCTTCTCTACGCCATCTTAAAGCGTCTTCAGGTCCCACTGGGAATTTAAATTCCGTAGCAGTATCTGCAAGGAAGATAAAGTCTTTTCTAGATTCTTTAGCTAAGTTAGAGATAGCATTCTTAACTTCGTTAGGATATCTAGCATCTAATACTACTGAGAATGGATACTTCTTAGTATTAAGAAGATCAGTATCAATAGAACCGTTATAAGCACGGACTAATTCACGCTTGATATTTTCTCTACGTTTATTATTAGGAACGTCTCCCCATTCAAATGAACCATCGCTACCAAACATAAGCTTAACTGGAGATCCACCATTGATTAAGTTAGAGTTAAAGTATTTAGAACCAATACTAGTTACTTCAGAAAGAGAAATCTCAATATTGTTACGAGCATTATCAAGAACAACACGTTCAGTATTAATTCCGTCAGTCTCAATCATACGAGAAATTTCTTTACGATATTTAACTACACTAGATAAGTAATTTAATTTAACAATATTAATTACTTTCTCTAAATTAGATTTAATAGAAGTATATACTGCTTTGTTAATAACATCTACTAATTGGTTGATAGATTCCATGAAATCTGCAAAGATGAGTTCACGGTTAGAAGCATTATCTTCAGCTAAACCTTTTTTCATATCAGATAAAGTAATAGCTTATTCTTTAAGAACTTCTTCTACACTATCTTCTCCGAATAATACTTTCTTAATAGATTCAGGAATTTCTTCTCCATCATAAGCTACAGGAAGTAAGTTCTCAACGATATATTTATATTCATTCTCTAGGTTACTAGAAATGAGAGTAATACCTTCAATATTCGTTCCAGTAGCAGTACCGATACGGTAAGAAGTGATATCTTTAGAAATATCAAATAATTTATTCTTATGCTCAATAGTAAAGATACTTACTTGGTCTTTCTTGTTAAGTGTTCCGATAATCTTAGATAATTCTGACTTGTATTCAGGCTTAAGATCCGCACTTGCAGAAGAGTTTCTTACTAAATCGAAAGCCGCTTCCATAGTGTTACCATAGTCTAAAACTTTATTAGCAATCGTATTAGAGATAGAGTTAGCTGAAGTTAAGAAAGCATCTAAGTTTTCTTCAGTTTCATTTGACTTATATGTTTCAGAAGCTAATTTGAATTTAGATAATTCAGAAGAATCTTTTTCTTCATCAAACGTTTCATCCATCAGTTTCTTAAGTTCTCCACCTTCTAATTGGTCACCACTCACGGTAATTAATGAATTTAGTTTTAGATCTAATTCATTAAATCCATTTCCTGCACGTAAAGAACGGAATAATTCACGCATTTTAGATAAGCGTTTTTCTTCCACTAAGTATTCTTTTTCTCTATTATCGTTATCTAACGAAATAAGAGCATTCTGAACTGCATCACCAGCTAAAGCGATATTAGTTACCGGGATACCTCCAGTAGTTACTAATTCACCGTTAGATCCGTACTTATGAATAGATAGGTGAGTATCCTCATTCTGTTTTGTAATAGGAGAATAGAATGTAGCTGGTTTACCATCTACGTTTACTTTAGATGTACCACTAATCACGTCAATTGAAGCAGGATGTACGTGAGGGTTAATTTGTTTAGCTAAACGAATGTATGCGTCTAAGTTAAACTTACATTCTACAAGGTTAGAATATCTATTGACTACCTCTTCAATGTACATTGATTCTCCCCAGTTAGTTTCAGCATCTGGGTTAAATGATACTTGGAATGGTCCTTCCGCTACGTTAACGTTATTGTGTTCATCAAACTTAAGAACTTCAAAGTTATAAACACGATGACTATCAGAAGAAGTATCCATAGAATTATTTAATGTAAGTCTAAATCCGATATTGTTATAGTTACTTCCTCTACCGTTAGGTCTTACTAATAGTAAGAAGTTATTTTCATAACCGTCAGTAGAATTTTCATTATTTCTAGACTTATTTAACTCAGCTTCTAATTGTTCTAAGTGTCTATTATTCTTTTTAAGGAATGACACTGTTGGACGTAAATGAACGTCGTCCATTTTAACTAAGTTTCCGTCAGCATCAGTTACAGTTTTCTGGTCTTTATATACTCGACTTTGGATGTTTAATATAGAGTGTGAAAATGTAGCATCTTCAGGAAGAACACGAAGCACTAATGCTTGTCCACCTGCACGTAACCAGTTAATAATATTATAACCAGTTTGTCCGTACTTTTCGTAGTTAGGGTTACCATACTTGAATAAGAATTCTTCTTCAGATCCTACAAAATCAATTTCTCCGTCTTTACCTTTTTCAAACACATCAGCTTGGAATAATGTCATTGCTCCAGTTGAAGGTTGGAAAACTTCTTGGTAAGAGTTGACTGCAGTCCGGATAGACGGATGAAGATATTTGAAATCATTCATGTAAGTCACACTGTCCTTTCTCGTTTTTATATTAAAATTATAATATATAAAATTCTATATACAATTATAAATTATTGTTCGATGACATGTTTTATAGAGTGTTCTAATACTTAATAACGCTTTCAAGAGGACTAGGTGTTTCATTTCCTCCAGTCTAAGTACGTTTGACGCTACTAATAATACTTTCATCAATATTTTCAAAAGTAAGTGCTGTGAATGTAGAGTTAATTCTAGGAATATCCTTAAGATTAATATTTACATAATCATACTCGCTAGGATTATTCTTTAGACTTTTACGATAATGTAATTCAATGTCTTTCTTAGATCTACATAATTCAGAAATAATAATTTCATATGTTAAGCTATTACTTTTAAGGTTGATCTTGTTCGTATTAAGAACGTCATAATACAGTTTAATAATATCACTATACTTAATGAATTGTGGCATTTTACCTGAGTGGAACATAAAAATGAAATCTTTAACAGATACTGCTGACTGTTCAATATGCACGTTAGCAAAGAATTTATTTCCCGTTGTTAGTCTGAATACGTCATATTTAACGTTCTTTCTATCTTTATCTAATTTTCCATTAAATACAAAATGTTCTGTATAGTCAAATTCCATACTGTTAGGATATTTCATTGTATGAATTGTTCCATCTTTGCCAGAACGCTCCTGGCTTTCAGTTTTAATTTCGAACTGAAATAGACCCATAGTTTTAATATAGTTCCCTTGATGCTCTGCTAAACCTTTTTTGAAGTATTCAGAATCAATATAGATATCTAAATAGTCCCCGTCAAAGACGATCGAGTTTCCAGAACGTACTAATTCTTTTATCTTAGCCAATTATAACTTCGTCCCTTTCCATAATATAATAATTTTTAGTTTATGTATAAATTCAAATAAAAATATACCCAAAGTCAGAGTTATATCCGACTTTGGGTTTTCTCATTTTATTCTTTAATATAATCTGAAGATTCATCTAAAGGAAGTACTGTAGAATTATCTTTTTCATTGTATCTATTTTCTTCAACTAAGTTATCTAATATTAGAGAATCTAGCATGAATGCATAATCATCTTCAGTATTAGCCTCAACCTTACCTACAATATATCCGTTACCTGCCATTGAGAAGAAATCGTGATTAGCTGCTCCAGTATCTAGACGTTGCATAACTGTAGGATTGACGTCATCTACAGTAGTAGTAAATACTGGATCTAATCCCATATTAGATAGTGCCTTATTAGCATTATATTCTACAAATCGTTTAACGTCCTCTGTCCATCCAATGCTATCGTAGATCTCTTCAGTATATTTAACTTCATGAGTATATAACTCAAATAATAATTCATATGTCCATTCTTTAATTTCATCTTGTTCTTCTTTAGGAAGCATTTCATATAATACCTTAAATTTATACCCCACGTAAGCTCCATGCATTGCTTCGTCACGCATAATAAGTCTGATTACCTCAGCTACGTTAGGGAAGATATTAGCTAATCTTAGAGATGAATAGAATCCTGAGAAGAATAGGAAAGATTCTAAGAATACAGACCCTACTTTACTTCTGATTGGACATTCTAAAGCGTAAGTCTCATTAATAAGAGCAATCTGTTTTTGTAAATGATCGTTAGTATAGGACCAATTAAATAATTCTTCGATTCTTTTAGATGAATTAAGAGTAGTAAAAACCGTACTATAGCTCTGTGCGTGAATAGTTTCCATAAATTTCATATTATTATATACGTCTAATTCATGAGGAGTAACCGCACCTACCATCTGAGCAATGCCACCTTCACGGGACTGAAGAGAGTCTAACGTTGTTAGTCCAGCTAATGATTTATCGATAACGTTTCTCTGATCCTGAGTGGCCTTTCTCCAGTTAGATAAATCATTAGATACTGGAATACGAGTACTAGTCCAGAACTGTTCTACTAATTGGTCAAAGACCGGACGATCCATAGGATCTTCCAGTCTACTCCAATCCACACCATGATATCTATTAGTCTCTGCGTCAATCAGAATATTATCTTTACTTAATAGATTTCTAACTTCTTCATCATCAATATATTTTACATAATCTTTATTCATTACAATATCTTTAATAGTTGTCATATATAAATTACACTTATTATTTTTGATCGTTAAACTAAGCAACTTTCACATTCTTGAATATTAGATGAGTGACCATTAGTATCAGTACGTCTAATACGAGTATAATACGTAGATTTAATACCTTTAGTCCATGCATAGTTACGGAAGATATTCAAGTCTCTTGTAGATACGCTCTTAATATCACTTTCTTCTTTCCATGGATATAATTCAGAGCTAGGGTTTTCATCAATATATAGAGTCATACTGATCCCCTGATCTACGTGCTTCTGAGCTGCAGCATATAGATCGATCATTTTTCTCATATCGATATCGAATGCTGTGTCTTTATAATACTCTAGGTTATCTGACATAAGTCCTGGAGCAGGATACATTACTTCTCCTGTCTTACCTTCGACTCGTCTCTCAATAAGATTAATAATAGGATGGATAGACGGCGATACTTCTCTAACATAACCAATAGATCCGTTAGGAGCAACAGCTAAACGATACATGTTATATAAACCGTTTTCTTTAACATCTTCCATTAACTGCTTCCAGTCTTCTACAGTTGGAATATGAATATTTTCAAACAGTTTCTCTACAGATTCATGCTTGAAAGTATAGTCTGAATCTAAATATCTATCTTCAAAATATTTACCACTAGCATAATCTGTCTCTTCAAACTTATAGAATGTTTCCTTACGTTCCTTAGCGATATTCATTGATTCTACTAACGTCCAATAGTTAAGTAACATAAAGTATACATCAGTAAACTCTACAGATTCAGGACTTCCATAATAAATATGGTTCTGAGCAAGATACGTATGAAGACCCATTGCTCCTAAACCAACAGATCTACTAAGTTTATTAGCTTTCTGAATAGTAGGAACAGCTTCAATATCAGTAGATTCAGCTACATGGTTTAATGCTCTAAACATTGTTCTAACACTCTTACCGAAATCATCACTCTTCATGATTCCAGGAATAATAGTAGATCCTAAGTTACATGAGATATCCATACCTACAGTAGTGTATTGTTGTTCATTATTCATTTCCGAAGGAAGTTGGATCTGGAAGATCTCTGTACATAAGTTAGACATTTTAACGTTAGCAAACGAGATAGGGTTATTCTTATTAGCCGTATCGATATTAACAATATAAGGATAACCTGACTCTTGCTGAAGTTTACTGATCTCGATTTCTACGTCACGAGCAAGTAATTTACTTTTATTGATTCTTTCATCATTAAGGAAAGTATCATACATCTCTGTAATATTTACTTCAGAGAAATCTACACCATAGTATTTCTTAATATCATAAGGACTAAACAGATACATCGTTTCATTCTTATATAGTAACTCATAGAATTTATCTGGAACGATAAGTCCTAATGATAATGTTTTAAGACGAATTTTCTCATCTGCGTTCTCTTTCTTAGTAGATAAGAATTCAATTAAGTCTGGATGGAAGATATTCAAATAAGCTACCCCAGCTCCAGAACGTTGACCTAACTGATTAGCATATGTGAATGAGTCTTCTAATAATTTCATTACTGGAACCACTCCTGAAGCTGCACCTTCAACATTCTTAATAGGAGCTCCAGACTCTCTTAAGTTACTAAGATTAATTCCAACTCCTCCACCCATCTTACTTAAGTTAAGACAGTTAGTGATAGTTCTACCAATACTAGACATTTCGTCAGCTACGTCTAATAAGAAGCATGATACCATTTCTCCAGCATCCTTTTTACCTGCATTAAGGAACGTAGGAGTAGCCGGCTGATATGTTCCAGTAATTAATTCTTTAGCTAGATCCTTAGCGAATTCTTTATCTCCGTTAGCATGGAAAAGAGCATTAATTAATAATCGATCTTCCCAACGCTCTAAGATAGTGTTTCCACTGAAATCTTTCATAGCATACTTCTCATAGAAACTCTTAGCACCTAGATATCTAGAGAATCTATACTTAAAGCTACCAATGTATTTTCTTAATTCCTTAATGAAAGAAATATCATACTTATCAATAAGATCTCCATCAATATATCCTTCATTTACAAAGTAGTTGATCTTCTCTTCAAATGTTTCAAAGAATCGTGTTCTTGTATTTACTTCATCAATAAAGTATCTGCGTGTAGCTTCTTTCTCATATGTTAAGTCAATCTGATTATTATGAAGTCTAGAAGCTAGAGCGTTAAGCTGTTCAGCATCTAAACCTTTAAATTTATTATCTACATTATTGTTTTCGTTCACCATTATAAATTCTCCTCATTCTTTCCGTATTTATCATTTAAATAGTTATTCATATATTCTACGTCTTTACTGAGTCCAGCAGCTTCAAAAGAAAATATCATATCTAAGTTGAATTCTCTACATATACGTTTAGGAGTAATCAGGTATTCTGGACCAATATTACGGTTACCTGAACCTATAATTCCAAGACAAAGATCTAAGTTATTAGAATGATTTAAGAAGTCTACTATCTTATTATAGAGAGTCCCTTCCAATTCATAAGATCCAAATACTAAGTAATATGGTCTTTCTGCTTCAATAACTGGATTCATACGATTTAATTTTATAATTTCTCCCATATTAGAAGTATCTAACTTCTTAATGAAGTTAATACTATTGAATGTCAGACTTAATACTATGAAGTCTGGCTTATCAATGGTTTTATTATTTGACATAACTTCAACTTCTTTCTTATATGATACTATTCGACTATAATGTCACAATACTCAATTAAGAGTATTGTGACTATGTAGTCTTTATTTATATTAGTATGTTGATGGATCGATATAAATTTTTTTACTATCCAACTAAAGTTTGTAGTTTAGCCATGTTATTTCCAGACATTGAGAATCCGTTATCATCCATGACCACAGGCATAGACATGAATCCTTCTTCTTTAAGAAACTCTAATGATTTCTCATCTTCATCAACATTGATCTCCTGATAATCAACGTTCTTATTATCTAAAAACATCTTAACGAATTTACATTGCATACAGTTATTTTTTGTGTAAAGTTTTACCATTTGAAAAAATTCTCCATTCTATTATTATATAATTATTTATTCTTCGTGACATTTAATTTTTTAAGAATGTCATTTAAGTTTTCAATAATAATTGTGTTTTGATCTAGCTTATCTCCAAAACTTCCAATATTTGCAATATTAGTGGAAATTTCTCTTACTAAATATGGTTTTAGTTTAGCATTATCGTTCATGTATTTTCCGATAGCTACAGTGACCATAAGACATTTGTATTTACTAGAAGGACTTTTCTCGATTAATCGATTAAGAGTATGATAGATATCATGAACAATATTTACGTAAAGACCTGAACTTCCAAATAAATCTTCTTGCTGTTTAAGTTTAGAATTAATCTTATTATTTAACGTTCTTACCTTACCTTCATTAATATTACCAAAAGGTTTCTTTACTTTATTCTTTAGATCTTCCATATATACAGATTCTTCTAATTGAGAAATAATATCATCTATCCTAACTTTGTCTACTTTAGCTTTTCCGTCAGGAGACATTTTTTCCACAATCATATTTGCATACTCAGGAGCATCCTTATCTAATTTTCCATTCTCAATATAGTATGTCTGAGCTTTAATACGCTCAATTTTAGCTTTAACTGATAAGATATTATTGATATCATCCGTGCCATAATTTTCTTCTAAGAAAGTAATTACGTCATCTTGAAGTTTATCAGCATGTTCTTGTTCTTCCTTATCTAACTTTTCTAATCCTTTGGATAATTCCTCTAGACTCTCATCTAAGCCCTTATAATACTGATCTAATTCTCGATCAATATTAACTTCATTATTTTCTTTTGCCATAACCAAATCTCCATTCTTTAATTATTTAAGTGATTCAATAAGTCTAATCTTCACTTCTCTATGAATCTCTGAATTGTATTCAATAGTGTTAGAGTAGATTGCAGTAAATGATTCTTTAAAATCAATATCAGCAATAGATTGCTCGATTAATAGTCTAGATACTGCATAATTCGTGATTTCTTCTTCATCATTTCTAATACAGCTTTCTAAGAATTCCTCATTCGTAATATCTACGTCAATAAGAGCGATCTTATTAATATTATAAATAAGAGGAGTATATTCATTATCAATGTATTTTCTTAAATTCTGGTAAGATAATGATCTTAGATTATTAACATTACTATCATCCGACATAATCATTTCTAATAAAAAGTCCTTATTATTCATTACCGTGTGATATAAGTAATTAATAAGGTTTTCTTTAATATTACATACCAGGAATGTATATAATTCTTTAACATACTCTTCCTTACGTTCAATAGATGTCACTGACGGAAACTCAATACTGATCCCATGAACATCATTAATCTTATCTAATAATGTATCTAATATAACATTATAAGCGTCAATGCATGTATTTCTTGCTTCCGAACCTTCTTCATATCGGTCCATCATAAATTTAAATCTCAATTCAAAGTACGGGAAGAAATTTTGTTTCATTTCAGTTACTTCTGAAGGAATAACCGACTTTTCAATCTGATCAATCATATGATCTAGGATAATATCTTCTGATACTTGCATAACTATGATATCTGCTTCTTCTTTAATGAATTCAGTTTCATTTTCTTTATCTAATAAGTAGTTAATCATATGGGACTACTCTCCATTCATATTAAATTATAAAAATATGGCAAGAATTCAATTAAGAATTCTTGCCGTATCTATTCTATATTTATATTTATTAGTTATTATCATGTTTTAATTTTTTCTGAACATGTCTAGTACATTTTGTATATTATTTATCTTAGAGTCATTAGAATTTCTTATATTATTTTTATTATAAGCGTCTATCATATCTGAATCTATACTTTTTTCTTCGTTAAGAGTCATCATACCGCTACGTACAGCTTTCTTAAATTGTCTAACGTCATTTCTTTGAACTTCTGCGTTTCCTTCAGAGTCAACTATTTCATTTAATCCGTGAGTTACCTTAACGAATTTCTTAATATTCT